GAAAACATGGTTCGAACTTACCATATTGGTGGAGATAGTTTTGCTGAGATTATCAGAGATAAAGATAGTAAATTAATTAATTTGAAACCTTTAAATCCTGAGACAATAAGAATCGTTGCTAATAAGCAGGGCGTAATTATCCGTTATGACCAAATTAACCGAATCAAAGGAACTAAACATAAGAGTTTCACACCTGAGCAGATGTTTCATTTAGCTAGAAATAGAGTTGCAGATGAAATACATGGAGTTTCCATTATCCCTGCAGTTGAAGAAATAATTAAAATGCGTAATGAAGCTATGGCTGATTACCGTAAATTGCTAAATCGTAACATATTCCCTGTTAAGATATTTCATTTAGATACTGATGACACTAATAAGATAGCTGAGTTCAAAACTAAAGCTGACAAGGCACACACTCAGGGAGAGAACATGTATATACCTAAAGGTGCTGTTGAGATTGAGAATAGTGCAATTGCACCAAATGCAACATTGAATCCGTTGCCTTGGATTAACCAATTGAACCAATACTTTTTCCAAGCTACTGGTGTACCTCAGATTATAGTAGGTGGTGCTCAAGAGATTACTGAAGCGAGTGCTAAGATTGCTTATTTAGCATTTGAGCAAGTTATTGAAGAAGAACAGTTATTCGTTGAAGAGCAAGTATTAGCTCAATTAAATTTAGAAATAGATTTAAGTTTCCCTGCAAGTTTACAAAACGAGTTATTGAGTGATAATCGTAAAGATGTCGAGCAAGGTGCAGTAAGTCCAGAAGATACAAATGTACAGGGGGTAGGTTTAGAAAATGCCACATAAGAAAGGACACACTGTTAAGAGTGTTAAGAAAAAGAAAGGTACATTTGAAGCTAAAGACCCTGGTGCAAGAGCAGCTAAACGTTTCTTTAATAGAGGTAAAACTCCTACATTTGATGGTGGACAAAGTTTACTTCCACCTAATCAAAGTTTTGTTAAAGGCCCTCAATCTCCTTTACAGAACATCAGTTTAGTTGGTGGTGGTACAGGTTTCTCTTCACCTAGTGGAGATATAACAGATGTTCGTGGAGTTCCAGGCACAGCTTTAAGTGGCGGTCGTTTTGTTGGAACTGCCATTGACCCTAAGACAGGAAAATTTGAAACTTTACAAGGCCCACCTGGCGGTGTAACTTCAACTATTGGTGCAGGTGGTAGTGGCAGTGTTGGTGGTCAAGATTTCACACAAGCTGCATTAACATTAAGTGAACAGTTTGGCATAGATGTAACTCCTGAGAATTTAGAATCTTTTGTAGCAGGTAATACTGGGCAGATTGATTTACAGAACTTCTTTGAAGAAAATGTAAATGCTCTAGATTTCGTACCGGGTAGTGCAGGATTACGTTTAGGCACTAAAGTTGGGAAAGAAGGAATAGAAAGATTAACAAACAAATTTGCAAAAAAAAACTTTGACAGGCTAGGTGGATTTAAATTAAATAAAGCAGGTTTTAAACCCGCTTCTGCACAAATTGTGGAAAAAAGTGAAATTATGGGTAACAAAATATTATCTACTTCTTCAAGTGGTTGGAGTGTCAAGGCAAATATGTACGCTTTAGGTAAAATTAAAACAAAAAAAACAACAACAGAAATATTGGGTGTAAAAGTAAAAGAACCAGTTGAGAAAATAATTGAAGAAATAAGTCCTGCTGCACCTAAAGGAGAAACATTAAAGCAATTAAGGAAAAGAATCAACCCAAATCCAATAAAATGGACTACAAAAGCAGCAGATAAAGCTAGAAATTTAATGGGAAAAATACTTTCAAATAGACCAGGTAAAATGTCAATGATGACCCATGCTATGTATTTAATGGGTTTAATGAGTGGAGCAGTATATCTTAGAACACAAGTTGCAGATGACCAAAAAGATGACCTTGGTGGATACCAATATATAGCAGGACAAGCATTAAGAGACAATAATTTTGATGAAGTAGATAGGTTATATAAATTGGCTAAAGAAAGAAAAGAAACAATGGATGAAGTTGAAGGAATAGGATTATATAATGCACCTAAAGAAGCAGCTAATGCCATGCAATCTGACTGGGAAAAAATAGAAAGTATAAAACGTCAATCTGATTTTAACAGAAATAATTTAACGGAACAAGGAACTTCACAATCTTTTCAAGGTAAAACTAATGCTGAGAAAGTCCAGGAAGGTATAGATTACGCTGCAGGTAGACGAGACCAAATTGCACGTGAAGCTGAACAAAAAGCAGAAATACAGGCAGAAGCCGACGATATATTTGACGCTAGACGTAAAAAAAGGTTAAAGGAAGACGCAGAAATCAGAGAGAAAAATAGAGCTCAAGACCAAGCTGACTTTGAAGCTAGACAGAAATTCTTTGCTGATTTAGAGAAACAGAAAGCAGCAAGTAAGAAACCTACAAAATTCGTTCCTGACCCAAGTTTAACTGAGGAACAAAACAGGGAACTGGAGAGGAAATTCAATGCACAAAGACAAAAAGAAGACGGAGAATCCAATTTTGAGAGATTTAAACGGTCACAGCTCGGATTTGGACTTTTCAGATGATAGACGCAAGTTTGATAAGTACAGTCGGGTTTCCCATCGCTGTAACTACTTACCTCTTGACGAGATTCGAGAAGAAACTTAACGAGAATACAAAGATGATTAACGAGTTGATCATCTTTCTAAAAACTAAGAAAAGGTGATATATATGCCACAAGAAGAACAACCTGCACCTGAGCAGGAACAGGAAAAGAAAGAAGAACAAAAAGAAGAAAGCCCTTCCGCTATGGAAGAGGCCAAACTTCTTTTAGAGGGGTTGAAAACACAAAATGAAATTGCTCATAAGATATTATCTGAAAATCAAAAACTACATAGTGAACAACTTCTATCGGGACATGCCATCGCAGGAGTTCCCAACCAGACGAAAGAACAAAAAGCGATAGCTAACGCTCGTGCATATTTGGAAGGAACAGGTTTCGAAGACGAACTTTTCCCACTTGCAAAATGATGCCTATGGTTGAGAAAGAATGCATCAAATGTAATATGATGCGTAAATTCTTAAAAGATTCACCTCGTGACCAAACAGATATTTGCGGTAATTGTTGGGATTGGAAAAGAAAAATTTAAATAAATTCATTCCTTTCGGGTGATTATGGCAAATGAAGCAGTTATAATTGAATTATTAGGAGACGGCGGTGATGTAGTACAATTCACAGTCGCAGACGGTGCAGGTATTGAGAAAGGTACGCTTATGCAAATCTCATCTGACCCCCGTACAATAACAGCTAGTTCAGCAGATGGAGAGATTTTTGTTGGAGTTGCAGCAGCAGAGAAAGTAGCAAGTGACGGCTCAACTACACTAGGAGTTTATACTCATGGCATTTTTGACATGACAGTTGACGGAACAAACACAGCTACTTTAGGCAATTATTTGAAACTAGACGGTGCTAATTTAGTATCTGACGCTGATGAAGCTGGAGCTCAGGGAGTTTCTGAACAGGTAGGTATGAGTTTAGAGACAGGTGCAACCAGTGAAGTGATTGCTGTTTGGGTGAGGAAACCATAGAATGGCAGACGCAACTGGACAACAAGATTTACGTGCTGAAAATTTCTCACGTATTGTAAAGGGCTTTGCTTTACAAGAGTATAAAATGAAACAACTTTGCATGGTGCAAAGTTCAAATGCATGGACTGAAACTTATTATAAAGAAACGGCAGCTGATTTAACTGGCGGGACAGGTTCAGCAGTTAAAGGCGTAGCTAGACTAGCTAATTTTCCTTATGGTGAAGTAACATGGACAAAAACTTCAGGAAGAAATGTTAAACACGCAATGGAAGGTGTATTATCTTGGGAAGATATCAAGACAAACAATGTTCCAATGGTCGCTAGAACTCTGTTAAGAATCGCAAGAGCTGTTGCAAAGAGTGTTGACACAGATATTGCTAGTGCGATTCTATCGGAAGCAGGTAACACTACTGCTGCGAATGCTACTTGGAATAATGCTGTTGTTGCAGATAGAGACCCAATCCAAGATATTTTAGACGCAAAAGCTTTGATTGCAGTTGACAACTATAACCCAGACAAAGGCGGATTCTTGTTAGTACACCCTACAAATTATGCTGAATTGTTAGGTAATGCTAATGTACGAAATGCTGGTCAGTTCTGGACAGATAGTGCAACTAAAAACGGTCGAGTTGGTAGATTACTAGGTCTAACTGTGTTAGTTACTAACTCTGTTACTGAAGGTGGAGCTCAAGTTGTGATTGCAAAAGAAGCATGTACTTGGAAATCCGTTGTTGGTTTAACTGTTAAAAGCATTGAAGACCCTGGAATCAAGACAACTATCAGAGCATGGGAAGTTGGTCAGATTCAAGTTGTAAATGCGGACGCTATATGCAGTATAACTGGGGTATAGAATGGCTTCTGGAGATTTAACAGGAACTATGGTCGGTCAGGCTGCTGTTGGTTCAGCAGCTTTAAAGACTTTGATTGATGGTGTAAATTTAGCTACAACTACAGATACACTTCACTTAGTACCCACTGCAAATGGAACTTCTATCAGTGTGGTTAAAGTAGCGAGGGAAGCTTAAAATGTCATACAAAAACAGAAAGAAAGTTTATGAATTCCTAGTAGAGAGAAATCGTCAACATCACATCTCAGAGAGATTGATTGCTGAGTTTGGGAAACCACCAGCAAAACCTAAGAAGAAAGTTCCCCCTCTTGAATGTGAAGAAGCTTTAAAGAAAAAGGGGTCTAAATAATGGGAATCGACATTATCCCTGCATTAGGTGTCAAAGTTCTTTCCGTAGGAAGATTGAGCGGAGATGGCGGTGCAGGTGGTACAATGGACATTGTATCTGGTGGAACTGACACTTTAAACATTGATACAACTGGTTCAGCAGCCATAAATATAGGTGCTGATGCAGCAACTTCTGTCGTAATTGGGAGAAGTGGTCAAGCCATAACTTATAATGCTGGATGGACAAGTAACGGTTCAACTAACAGTTTTGGGAATGGAGCTAACATAGCTACTGGAACTTCTACAGGTTCAAAGATAGGAACTGCAGTTACTCAGAAAATAGGTTTCTGGAATGTTACTCCTGTCGTTCAACCTGCAAGTGGCGACCAAGCTGACCAGGGAGCTATGACTTCTGGTGCAGTTGGCGATTTAGTTGCCACATCTGGCGGATGGGGAGCATCATCAGAAGCTAACTTTGACATAATCCATACAACTATTGACCAATTGGTAGCTGACGTTGCAGCGTTAGATACTTTACTTACAGCTATAAGAACAGCATTAGTTGATACTGGTATCATGAAAGGTGCAGCCTAGATTATTTATTTTCTTTTTTTCTTAATTATTCTTAATAGCTAACGAACGAAAGCTATATTGAGGGATAGTTCTTTCGAACAACCCTCTATAAATCAGTCGTTCTTTCTTTGTGAGTGTTCTAGCGTTATAAGGGGATATCTCTCTCTCTCTCTCAACATTAACTCATCTCTATCTTCTAAGACCTAGTTCTTTCTGTGAGAACTAGCTCAAAGAAGCTAGTCAGGAGATAAAAAAATGACAGAAATAACTAAACAACAATTAGGTAAGTTGTACGCAATGTGCAAACAGAATGGGACAGTGGTTGATTACAGTGGTTGGTTAAAGCTGAGTAGTAAGGAAGCTAGTGACTTAATTGATGAGATGGTTGCTAAGGAAGTTAAGATTGAACCTAGAGCAGTTAAGTACAGTGGCATGAAGTTAGGCATGGCACAGAAGTTGGTTACTCAATACATGATTCAGAACAACCAGTTACCTGAAGATTTAAACAAGTTTACTGAGCTTGTAAAGAACTTGTTACGAGCTTTTGATTACAGCGAGTGGAAGTTGAATGGGGGTGATGAACAATGAAAACAATTCACCTTCTAAAGACCAAAGCTGGAAAAGGCTTAAAGATAGTAGTTGATGGAACTTGGTATTATACAAGTATCATTGAGTTTACTAAGATGGCAAACGACAAGCAAAAAGCTGTCGTATTCAGAACAATAGAAAATTAATTTCTTTTTTTTTTATTTAGTTCGCTAAAAAACAGTGGAGGAGTATAGTGGCTATTTCTTTTTGTTGGGTGTATACTAAAGTTGTAAAAAACACGTATGTTAATATTCTGTTAGCTAAGAGAATTGATTAACGAGCGCCTATATGTTACGACTGTACTCAGATGATTTAAACACCTTACAACTCATCGCATTTGACTTACCAATTGGTTTCTTTGCACTCTTTCTCGTTAATTATCTAGTTACTAGTCTTCTAATCTTTATAAAATATTATATTTTGTAGTATCGAAAGGTTTATATAGTAGTCTGTTATACTACTCTCTATGAAACTAACAATTAACAAAGCAAGAGTACTAATCTTCTTATCTCAGACAACTAATGACAACAAGTATAAAACTGCCATTGGTAAAATATTAAATATTAATTATGGTTATTTACACAACATAGTTGGACAGATGGAACAGGTCGGTTGGTTACGAAGAATCAGGTCAAATCAGAAAGTATATTTCGAACTAACTGAAACTTGCCCATTGGAAGAAGCTAAAGAGTTGTTATCTAAAAAAATAAGGAGTTGATATAAATGGACAATGAAATAAAAATCAATGGTGTAAGATACATCAAGACACAAACAAATATTGAAAAAGAAATGAAATCACACCCAGAAAGATTTGAAAGATTAACAGAAAATGGATGGGAAAGAATAGATTGCACAATAAAACCATACGATAACATAAAAATAATAAATAAAGAATGGAACAGAAGACCATTAGATAATAAATTATTTTATGTAGAAATCAAACAGATAGATGTAAAAGGAAGATTTGAAAATTCATTGAAAGAAATAATTAGGAGGAAAAAACAATGAAATTGGAAGTAGTAGAACCTAAAAGAATTGATGATGGTAAACATGAAGGTGTGATAACTGCGGTTGAAGAACGTACAAAACCGTACCACTACATAGATTTAATCTTAGAATTTGAAGGTGGGAAGAAGATTAAAGCCGGTTACCCTTTAAGAAAAAAAGAAAATAAAGCAACAGTCTCAGCAGATAGTAAGTTTGGTAAATTATTACTAGATTTCGGTGCTAGTCTTGAAGTTGGTACAACTATAGATACAGACACTTACCTAGTTGGCAAAGAGTGTACATTTATGACACTAACTAAAACAAGTGAAAGAGGAATGTTCGCTAATGTAGTTCCTGGTTCACTGAAACCAAAATGAATAAAAAAGGAAGTGAAAGGGCAATAGTAGCAATGGGATTTTTCATTATAGCTATAGTTATAATTGGATTAATTGGATTGGCTATGTGGGGTTTACCTAAATATCGCATCTATAAATTAGAATTAAGTGGTCAAGCTGATTTGAAAGAAGCTGAATGGACTAAGAAAATACTAATTGAAGAAGCCATTGCAAATTTAGAAGCACAGAAACTTAACGCATTATCAGAAGTTGAGAGAGCAAAAGGAATGGCAAAAGCAATTGATATAGAAAATGGTGAATTAACAGATAAATATATCCAATACCTTTGGGTAAGAAATATTGACAAAATGGATGGAGAAAAGATTTACATTCCAACAGAAAGTAACTTACCGATTTTAGAAGCGAGATAATATGAACAATAATCAGAAAGATTGGGAAGATGAACGTACTGCCAAAGCTGTCAGAGACAGAGCTTGGAGACTGAGGAAAGATAAAGAACAGAAGAGGTTAACAGACAATGACACATAAAATAGGATATTTAGAACTTAAACAAGCTATTGAATCAACTAAAGAAGCTATGGAATCATCTGAAATCAGTTTACAGATAAATCAAATAGCACTCAAAGCACTTGAAACAGAACTAGCTAAATATCCAGCTCCTAAACTAGAAGATAAGAAAGAGTGAGTATTGACACTTACCACATAAGCCCAAGCAGTTCAGAAAAGTTTAAGTATTTCAAAAGTATACTAGCTGCATAGTTCGCAGCTAACTAGTGAATCTTATTCTCTGAACCGTCTGAAGAGACTGTGTGGTAAGCAATGGCAAGTATTCAGTCTCTGTTTCATACTGTCAGTCTGTGTTCATAGAGGGCTAGTTTAACTAGTCTGTTAGGTCTATCAACCTAACAGTTATT